ATGGAATATGAAGAATTTAAGGATTTTGTATCTGAACAATTACCAAAAGTTTCAAAGGTTACAACAATGAAAAAAGTTATTAAACAAATTGGTGATAGTCTTTATACGTTAAAAAATAAGGCTGTACAAGATTTAGAAATCAATGAAGACCAGGATAATATATCTGCTAACTTTTTAGGTTCTACTACTGGTTTTTATTTTACGATTGGAGATCGTAGATTGGAATTTGATTATGATGGTAATGAGACTATTAATTGTTTAATCAGTGAACCAGGAGTTTTACAGTCCAAATTAATTGACCAAATAATTTTCAAAGATGGAAAAGCAGTTCATATAAATAGTGGAGAACAATTTGATATTAAATCAGTAGAAAGTTATCTGGACTGGTTTAAAAAATAAATTTTATTGACATCCAATAATGGATGTCTTTTTTTTAATACATAAAAGGAGTGTGATTTAAATGGCTGTGAGAGGGCCGACAAGGCAACAAAAACTTTTCGTAGATAATTACCTTAAAAACCGAAAAAAGAATCAGACGCAAGCGGCAGTTAAAGCTGGATACAGTTCTGCTTCTGCAAGCTCTCAAGCTTATCAACTCCTTCAAAATCCTATAGTTTTAGAATATCTTGAAAAACGAGAAAAGCAGCTAGAGAAAGAATTGAAGCGAGAGTTTTTCTTTGATGCTGTAGATGCTCGCAAAGTATTGTCTGATATCGTAAATAATCCAGCTAGTAAAGATGCCGATCGTATCAATGCAGCGAAAGATTTACTTGATCGTGCTGGCTACAAAGCAGTTGATGTCCATGAGATCCAATCTACTGTTAATATCAACGCAGATGGATTGACCGATACTGAACTGGAAGAACGCATTGCCGAGCTTGAAAAGGAATTAGCATCGACTAGTGATGAAGATGGATAGGATTCAAAAATACCGTTACTTAAAAGAATTGAAGCAATTAAGACGAGAGAAGTTGTTACGCAAAGCGCGTGATGACTTCTTTTCTTATTGTCAATTGCGGGTTCCTGAGCTATACAAGAACGATCGTACCTACCTTAAAGAACTTTGTAGAGATTTTGAAGAGTTCATGTCATCAGATGAAGAAATCATGTTACTTAACCTACCACCAAGGCATGCAAAATCCATGACTGCAGGAAGGTTTGTCGAATGGGAACTAGGAAAAAATCCCAAAATGAGAGTAGCAACTGGTGTCTACAACGAGGACATGGCGATTGACTTCTCAAAAGAAGTTCGTGATGCGATCACTGAAGAACGTGTTGTCGATGATCAAATTGTTTACACGGACATTTTCCCGGGAGTGAAGTTGAAACAAGGGTCAGCTGCTGCTAAACGTTGGGCATTGCAAGGGAGCAAGCTTTCTTATCTGGCTACCTCCCCGGGCGGTTCTGCAACTGGTAAGGGATTCGATTTGTTAATAGTCGATGATGTCATCAAAGGGATTGCAGAAGCAACCAACGAGAACGAGTTGCAAAAGCATTGGGACTGGTTTACGAAGCAGATGCTTTCCCGGGTTGAAAAAGGCGGCAAGATCATTGTGATCATGACCCGCTGGCATTCGAAAGATTTGGCAGGTCGCATCATTAGAGAAATGCCTGGCATGGGCTATAAGTTACGTGTGGTTATTAGAAAAGCTTTGATTAATGAAGAGACAAACGAAATGCTTTGCCCGCAGATCCTTTCTTATGAAGACTTTAAAAAGAAACGTGCAGCTATGGGATCAGCAATTGCTAACGCTAACTATCAGCAGGAACCGATTGACCAAAAAGGACGACTTTATCAGAAGTTCCAAACCTATGATAAATTGCCGGATAACATCATCAAAATATGGAATTATACGGATACTGCAGACAAAGGGGCCGATTACCTTTCCTCTCCTGTTTGGGCCGAAACATCCGATCACAAGGCGTATTTGCTTGATGTCCTTTATACAAAGGAGCCAATGGAAATCACAGAGAACGCTCACGCCAGTATGATCATAAGAAACAAGGTAAATCATGTGCGAGTGGAAGGTAACAATGGGGGACGAGGCTTTAAACGCAACTCAGAGAATAAAGCGAAAGAACGAGGCTATTACGCAGCTTTTTGGGAAGACTTCCATCAATCGGGTAACAAGCAATCAAGGATCCTATCAAACAGCGCATGGGTTGAGAACAATGTTTATTATCCAGAAGATTGGGCGATTCGATGGCCAGAGTTCTATGAAGCCATGACCACTTATCAGCGAGAAGGAAAGAACGAACACGATGACGCACCAGATTCAATTACTGGTATTGCGGAAACCCATCAAATGCAAAATCCACAAAATCTTGAAGAAAGAATGAAAGCAGCCAAGTTTTTCTTTGGCTAGAAAGGGCAGGTCGAAATGGACAGTAAGAATATTACATTTTTAAGAAACCATCGCTACCACAAAAATGCGAATGCTATTTTTAGAATGGCACAAGAAGATTTCGATTCGGTGGAATTTGATAGCGAGACTTGGATTTCACGACTAGAAAAATTCATTAATCGACATCGAAATGAACAAGTACCTAGATTGAAAGAACTCAAGCGGTATTCTTTATCAGACAACAACATCAAGTACCGTCCAGCTAAGACGGACGAATTTGCAGCAGATAATCGTATTGCTAGCGATTTTGCGCGATATATCACCATTTTCGAGCAAGGATATATGTTAGGTCAGCCTATCCAATACAAGAATAATGACGATAATATCCAAGCGCACATTGACGATTTCAATAATAGAAACAACGAAACTTATCACAATGTATTGATTAAGACGGATTTATCAATTTACGGCAGGGCCTATGAATTGGAAACTACAGTGCTAGACGAAGCAGGAAGTGCTTATGTCAAATTAGTAAAATTAAATCCGGAACAGACCTTTGTTGTTTATGACGATACAACTGACAGCAATTCTTTATTCGGCGTTTATTATTACACGCTTGATTATGGAGACGGTGTTCGCAAAGAATTTATTAATATCTATACGTCAGATATGGTTTATATGTATGTAAACAGCAATCAGGATAAAAAAGGCATGCATCTAGTCGATTTTGACGATTATGCATTTGACGGCGTACCAATCAATGAGTTCGCGAACAACGAAGATCGAACCGGAGCATTTGAACCAGTTTTAGATTCGATCGATGCTTATGATCTATCACAATCTGAACTAGCAAATTATCAGCAAGACACGATGGATGCAATCCTTGTAATTGCTGGAAATCCATATACAGGTACGGCACAAAACGACTTGGACGAAGAAGGAAATATTGTTCCTAACTCCCGGCTTGCTGTTTCATTAGCGTTCAAACGTGCGAAATTGATGTACTTGGATGACAATCCCAATCCTAATGGCGCACAGCCAAACGCCTTCTACTTGGTAAAGGAATATGATACTGAAGGCGCTGAAGCCTACAAGAAACGCTTAGTGAATGATATTTTGCGCTTCACATTTACTCCGGATGTAACAGATGATAATTTTTCAGGTGTCCAGTCTGGGGAAAGCATGAAATATAAATTGATGGCTGCCGATAATCGCCGTGTAATGCAGCAGCGCTTGTTTGAAAAAGGTTTGATGAGACGTTTGAGGCTAGCGGTTAATATTTGGCGAATCAAAGGCAATGATTCTGTTGCTTATGATCAAATTAATGATACGAATATCATATTTACAGCCAATGTTCCTAAGTCAGACAGTGAAATTGTTGCATTGGCAAGTCAACTTGTGGGACAAGTTTCTGATGAGACACTCTTTGAAATTCTGAAAACAGTCACTGGTGTAGATCCAGAAGTTGAGTTGGAACGAATCAAAGAAGATGCTGGTGGAACGCCACCACCTAGACGTCCACAAATGGAGGATGAAGCAAATGAAACTACCTAGTGCTGATTCGTTAAAAAAAGAAAGACAGATTAGAGAAGGAATTGAATCTTCTCTAGCAGAAATAATATTAAAAGCAGTTGAATCTGAGCAAACAAGTGTAAGCATTGACTTAGAAGATTTTGAAGGAGACAAAAATTACTTGGGTACGAATTACAGCAAAGTAGTTGAAATACTGGAAAACAAAGGATATGGATTTACCCTTCATCCAACAAAAGATATTGACGGAGGATTTAGCAAATCGATTCCGATGCACCTTGTCATTGATTGGAGTTGATTAAATGGCTAAACTCAATAAATCACCGAAATACTGGTCAAGTCGTATGGATGAAATCATGGCTTATGTTGATCGAACGGATATCGATTTCTTCGATGAGTTGCAGACCATTTACACAGAAGGCCGTCAGAACATCCAGAAGGAGATTTACAACTTCTACGCTAAATACTCCAAAGAAAACAATATCTCTATGCAGGAAGCAAAGAAACGGCTCATGCGAGAAGATCTATCTGATTATCGAGCTAATGCTGAGAAGTATTTCAAACAAGCTGAAAAAGATCCCGAACTATTGAAGCGGCTGAATGAGCAGTACAAAGCCGGAAAGGTAACACGGCTTGAAGCATTGCACCTAGATATGGAATGGCACTTAGGCAAAATGAGCGGAGCATTGCATAAGTCATTCGATCGATATCTAAAAGAAGTAGCTCAATATGCTTATCGTAAAATAATCGGCGGAAACTCTAAAAGCACATTGAACAAAGCTGCTTTGGAACAGATTGTAAAAACTCCATTTAATGGGAAAAATTATTCTTCCAGCATTTGGGGGAATACAGATGATCTTGCCAAAGACCTGAAAAAAGTTCTTACTCAAGGATTTATTCGTGGATCTGGTCCAGCAGATATGGCTCGTGAATTGGGTAAAAAAAACAACGTGGCCAAGAGCAGGGCAGAAGCTATCGTGCGTACAGATGGAACAAATGTTGTGAATCTATCAGCTGCTAAACGCTTTGAAGATTTTGGATTGACCAAGTACAAAAACAATGTTCATGTTGACGATCGAACCACTGAAATATGCTTACGAGTGAATCGTGAAGATAAAACATTTTTACTATCAGAATATCAACCAGGTATCACAGCGCCACCTTATCACGTGGGATGTCGTACTGGAATTGTTCCGGACGATTCAGAACTAGGTTATGAAGAATAGGAGTAATTATGAATACGACAATAACATATTTTATAGGTGTTTCTAGAGAAGAGGAACAGTTTGCAAAAATAAGTTGTGTAATTTCACAAGAAACACTAGATAAATTATTAGAGCAAGATACCCCAAAGTTTATAAAAATAATTGTAAACGATGGTGAGCTGATGTTTTTACAAACTGACAATATTAACAACATTCAGCAAGAATTTTAGAGCCGGCGTGGCGGAAAGTGAAGGTGATCCATGTATCTCGCAACTATGCGTTAAATAGCAAATTACAAGAAAAGAGGAGAAATCATGGATGAGAAAGTATTTATTGCAAAATGTCGTGATCTAGTCAAAAAATATGCAACGGAACACCTTGATAAAAGCGATAAAATTCCGGAATTCGATGTCTTTGTGGCGTGGAATGTTAAAGTTTTGCAAAACAATAAGGCTTTACTAAGTACCACGCTTTTTGATGGTATGTATTACGAAGTTACTTACAACGGAGACAAAAAGGAATTTTATTTCGACGCTTACAAGAAGTTTGAAAATAAGTGCATTAAAGCTTAGCATCCGCTGGGCTTTTTATTTTGTCCAAGCATTGAAGACTTTAAAAGCTATGGAAGTGCAAGCATTTATCCACGTAAAAAGGTATGGAAGGAGTAACAAATCATGAAAACGAACAAGAAATTTTTTATGCCATTGAATCTACAATTCTTCGCTGAAGACGGTGGAGATGATAACCCGGGAGATCATACAACACCAGAATTCAATGTCGATGAATTGAATGAAGAGCAATTGGCAGCCATCAAAGAAAAATTTGGCTTTAAGGACGACAAGGATGTCGATTCTATTGTCAAAAGTAAAAAGTCACGTTGGCAAAAAGAAGCCGAAGAAGAAAAAAATGAAGCTGCACGTTTGGCAAAGCTATCTGAAGAAGATCGCCAAAAAGCACTCTTGGACAAAGACCGAACGGAGTTTGAAAAAGAAAAAGCAGAATTTCAAAAGCAACAATTGTTTGTAGAAAAAGGCAAGCAATTAACTGCTCAAGGAATTCCGGCAGATTTTGCCCATCGTATTACTGGCGACACTGCTGAAGATATCTTAGAAGATGTGAAAGCTTTTCGTGCTGAATGGGACAAAGCGGTAGAAGCAAAGGTCAATGAACGACTAGCTTCGAAAAGCAAAACAAAAGTTGGTACTGGTGCTGGTCAAATGACCAAAGCAGAAATCATGGCGATCAAAGACACCGCTGAACGCCAACGAATGATCGCTGCAAACAGAGAACTATTTTAGGAGGAAAAACCACATGAAAAATATGTCAAAATCAAACAAAGAGCGTTTATTGAAAATGCAATTGCAGTTTTTTGCTGCTGAAACAAATTTAACAACTATGGATGATTTGGGTGAAATCAAGTCGATTGATTTTGTTAGTCGTTTTGAAGCAGGAATCAAAGATTTGCTTGCTTTGCTAGGTGTTACTCGATTAGAGCCTCTTTCTCAAGATTTGAAGATTCAAATGTATAAATGGACAACTGATGTGAAAAGCGGGAATGTTGCTGAGGGTGAAGATATCCCATTATCTAAAGTCACTCGGACTAAAGGACCTTCACATCAAGTGACCTTTGGTAAATGGCGTCGTGCTGTATCCGCTGAAGCAATTGCGCGTCATGGTGCTTCAGCGGCAATTGATCAAGCAGACAACAAGTTACTTCGACAAATCCAAGGCGGTATCAAAACACAGTTCACAACCTTCTTGGGAACAGCACCAACCAAAATTAATGGTGTTGGATTACAAAAAGCTTTAGCAAGTTCATGGGGAAAATTAAGTACCTTTGATGAATTTGATGGAGCAGAATTTGTTTCTTTCGTTAACCCTTTGGACGTTTCCGATTACTTGGGAGATACCAAAGTATTGGCAGATGCCTCTAATGTCTTTGGTATGACATTGTTGAAAAACTTTACAGGCGCGTCGAATGTAGTTGTCTTAAACTCAGTGCCACAAGGTAAGATTTATTCTACTGCAGTAGATAATATCGCTCTGGCTTACTTGGACATGAATGCTTCAGATCTTGGTGATATCTTCGTCGATTTCACTGATGAAACTGGATTTATTTCTGCTACACGCGGCCGTACTTTGCGCAACGCCACTTACGAATCACTATTCATGAATGCTATGGTGTTGTTCCCTGAAATCCCTACAGGCGTTGTTGAAGCAACGATTGACGCACCTACAGTTCCTGATGACGGTGGCGCAGGCGAATAAGAAAGAGGTGGCTATTGATGTTAGAAGATATCAAGCTATTTCTAGGTATTGCTGATGAGCTTCAAGATCCGCTGCTTAACCTTATTATTAAGGATAGTGAGCAACGGATCTTATCTGCATTGAATCAATTTGCTGCCAAAAATGATACTGAAAAACACAAGTCTATTCCAGATGATCTGATCTATATTCATAGAGATGTCGCTATCAAACGTTTTAACAAACGAAACAGTGAAGGGACTACTGCGGATAGCGAGGAAGGTCGTTCCTACTCTTGGGAACCATCTTATTTAAATGAATATCTGGATATTTTTGATGAGTATACTAAGCCCACAATTCGTGCCGGCAAGGGTATCACGAGGTTTTTTAGTTGAATTACAATGATCGCGTCAAGATAACCTATGAAAGAAAGGTCCCTGGTTATCTTGGCGATGACGACATTGAGGAAAAGAAAGTAATTGAGCCGTGCGGCAAAACTGGATTATCAAGTAATGAACAAATAGGAATCTTTGGAAAGTACAATCAGAAGGCGTTCAAATTGCATATTCAAGGGATCCACAAAGGTTTTTCTGAAATTGAATACGACGGTTTGGAACGATCTGTTTATCAGACGAAGTGGCACCGAAATTCAACGGTGGTGATTTTGACATGAGTAAAAGCGTGAAAATAAAAGGCATGAAGCAATTTATTCGAAACGTTCAGCGAAAAGCACCTCAGTTGGATAAAGCCATTGATCAGGAAATTAAGCTTTCAAGCTTGCGTGTGGAAAAACGCAGTAAGAAATTGGCGGCTTGGGATACTGGTTGGATGTCAAACAATATCTATGCCAGTGTAGTTGGTTTGATGCAAGCAGAAGTTATCTCGCCAGCTGAATACTCTATCTTTGTTGAGATGGGCACGCGATTCATGTTTGCACAGCCATTTCTATTCCCAGCATTAAAGGCAGATTGGCCAATCCTGCAAAAACGGCTTACAAAGCTAGTGAGAGGGTGATTGCATGTACTCTCCTATGACAGAATACCTTAAAGATGTATCTCAAAAGCTATCTACCACTGGAATTCCAGTAGAATTTAAGCTCCCTGATCCTGAAGTCAAAGAGCCTTTTTATGTGATAGGCACACACACTGGGGATGATTCACCTAGCGCTAAATTTGGACCAGCGATCGTTGATACAAGTTTGCAGATCGATTTATTTTATCCGATAAATAGTCGGACAAATTTAGAAGAAGCTATTTTTAAAACGAAAGTAGCGTTAAACAAACGACTTACTCACCAAGTACTTATTGATAGCTCAGTTGGTCGAGAAGTCTATCATGTAGTTTTCAGAATCAATGATCTAATAATTTAGGAGGAATGAAACATGGCTATTGTAAATAATGGCATCAAAAAAACCACAGGTAAAGCATTGACTGCTAAGAAAGTCTGGTATTTTATTCAATCAGTTTCCGCAGCAATTGGCTCACCTGCGCTATTGCCTGCTTTTCAAACAGAAGGCGGCGTAACCTATGGCGGAGAAAATATTGATGAACAAACTAAAATGGGGCGTATCCTCATCAAATCAACGGATGAGCATTCGATCGATTTGACACAATATTTTGTACCAAAAGACGAAGCAATCAAAGTTGTCAAAGATGCAAAGAAAAACGGCACTTCTGTAAAAGTTTGGCGTGTGGAAATTGATGAGTCTGTTGCAGAAGATGTACCAGATGCGGAATATAAATTGTATCCAGCTGAATTTGGCTATGGTATGCCGGATGATGTTGAAATCGCAGATGGTGATGACCTTGTAGAAGCTTCATATACATTAAATATCATTGGTAAGCTGCAAGAGGGTAAATTCCCACTATCAGACGAAGATATTTCAGCAATCGAAGCACTGTACAATTATCAAAACCCTGGTGAAACCACAGGCGACTACGATGATATCAAAACAACGCCTACACCCTAATCCTACCGCAGAAGATGCGGGGAATGAAGAAACTGATCCAGAGACTGATCCAGAGACTGGGGAATAACCCCTAGTCTCTATTTTTTAAATATAGGAGGATATTCGAATGTCATTTGATATCAAAATTAAAAACAAAGAGCAAAAAATCAAGTTTAATTACGCCTTAAATTTTAAAGCTAACAAAAAATTAGGATCCAAGGACAAAAATGGGAATTCTCAAAATGATGGCGCTGGAGTTTTATTTGTACAAGTTCTTGAAAAAGAAGACGACGCCTTAGTCAATTTGTTGCAAATTGTAGATAAAAATTTCACCGAAAACGATGTTTTAGAAGCTGTTCAAAATTACGTGGATAATCTTGTGGATGGTGGCATGAGTGAAGAAGAAGCATATAATCAAATTTTTGTTGATTTGAAGGAAGAAATGTTAGCTTCCGGTTTTTTCGTGAGCAAGATCCGCAAGTACAAGGAGAATATCGAAAAAGCCCAGCAAGTTCTAGCAACTCGCAAGACGGAAGACGAGAAGCTTCAGGCAGAAGAGCTGAAGAAATTAGCGGAAAGAATCACGAAAGAGATCTCATAGTCAATTGCGCACGATATGGCTTAACCGATATTGATTTGATTAGGAATTGTTATCTGTGGGAACTGGAAGCAATTCTGGAAGGTTTGAGTTTGCGTGAATTAGACAAACAGGAACAAAACGCTATTTTTGGATTTAATTTACGCTATATCTTGAATGCTAAAAAACCGCAGATGAAAAAAATCATCAATAAAAAATCAGCAGAAAATCGGATCAAAAAAGCTTTCGATCGTAATACCAAGCAAATGAAAAAACAAAACAAACGTTTAGACCGAGCGTTGAAAGCTTTGGAACATTTCAAAAATAGGGGGTGAGATATATGGCAGCAGGAGAAATCACTGGATCTATAAAAGCGCTGATTGGTGCAGATACCGGCGACTATAAAAAGGCCATGTCTGATGTTGTAAGCAGTACTACATCTGCTATGAGCAAAGTTCAATCTAGCATGACAAACAGCACAAATGGTATAGTTTCAAAGGTTGGTAGCATTATGGGACAACTCAGTTCAGCCGTTCCTTCAAAGTTAAGTGGTCTCAAAACTAGTATGGTTGAGCCATTTAGCTCAGCTGGTGGTCAAATCCAAAGGGTAATTGCTTCTATTGGAGAAAAAATCCCTCAGCCCATAAGAAAAGGCTTTGGAGAAGTATCGAAAGCTGCAAGTAATACTTCGAGCCTAGTTGCAAAAGGCTTGAATGGAATGGTTAAAACTACTACTACGATTGGTACCAAAGTCGGTAGTGGTTTAACTAGTGCTTTTAACAAAGCAGGAACGAAAGCTGCAACAGCCTTAAGTAATATCGGAAGTAAAACCAATAATGTAACTGATGCCACCGGCGGATTGATCAAAAAGATTGCCGGTATTGGTGCTGCGTATGCAATTGCACAAAAAGGGATTTCATTAATTTCTGGTGCTATATCTGGTCTAGTTGGAGATTTGAATGAAGGGTCAGCCACTTGGAAGACATTTAATGCCAATATGGAAAATATCGGCATGGGCAAGAAAGAAATTGCTGGAGTAAAAAAAGAATTACAAGACTTTGCAACTCAAACGATTTATTCGGCTTCTGAGATGGCAACAACATACAGCCAGTTAGCAGCGGTAGGTATAAAAAATACCGATAAATTGGTGATGGGATTTGGTGGTTTGGCAGCAGCCGCTGAAAATCCAACGCAAGCTATGACAACTCTTAGTCAACAGGCAACCCAAATGGCTGCTAAACCAATGGTTCAATGGCAAGACTTCAAGTTGATGCTGGAACAAACACCTGCTGGTATTGCTGCAGTAGCAAAGGAAATGGGAATGTCAACGTCTGAAATGGTCACTGCTGTTCAAGACGGTACAATCAAGACCCAAGATTTCTTTGATGCTATAACGAAGGTAGGAACCAATGACACATTTAGCAAAATGGCGACTGAGTATAAAACTGTTGGGCAAGCAATGGATGGTCTGCGAGAGACTCTAACAAATAAATTGCAACCGTCATTTGATAAACTTTCCCAAGTTGGGATTGATGCCATTAGTAAGATCACCGATAAAATTGGTGATTTCAATATGGACAAGATTAACGATGCAATTGATAGTGTTATTCCAATCTTAGATCATTTTGTCAATGGCACTGAGATGTCTAGCGAGTCTTTGAAAAATATGCAGAGTGTAGTCTCTGGGATTCTTCCAATAGCTGGATTATTGGGTGGTGCATTAACTCTAAACAGCGCTTTGCCAGTTCTAAAAACTTTGTCAACAGGATTTATTAATTTTTCCGGTATTTTATCTGGTCCGTTAAGTTCAGCTTTCGGTTTAGTATCCGGAAACGTGAGCGGATTAGTTGGTCTGTTTCCTAAAATCGGTGGTGGACTTTCTTCTGCGGCTACTGTAGGAATGGGTGCGCTAGGCGGCATGACTTCTGCAATGGCTACGATCATGCAAGTTGCCTTAGCAGCCGTTGGACCTGCAGCAATTTTAGGGCTTGTTGTCGCCGGACTTGGATTAGTAAATAATCAGTTTGGATCTCAAATTGATGATTTGTTAAAAATGGTCACGACAAAAGGTCCTGAAGTAATTTCTAAATTTGTTCAAGGGATTACGTCACAATTACCTCAACTTATAAGTAGCGGTACACAGTTGATCAGTAAATTAGCAAATACGATTGCCACAATGTTGCCATTGATTGTTCAAGCTGGTGTAGACGTTATTGGATCGTTAGTTGGCGGTGTGGCTCAAAATCTACCTTCTTTAATTAGTTCAGCTTTGACAATTATTACAACTATACTGACATCATTAGCAAGCGCATTGCCACAATTGATAGTGATGGGTATGAATTTATTACTAAGCTTAATCAACGGTATTGTAGAAAATATTCCGCAAATCGTTAGTTCAGTGCAACAAATTCTAGAGGCTTTTGTTGGAAATATTGTTTCAAATCTACCACAGATTATTCAGACCGGTATTCAAATTCTATTAAGTTTAATTAATGGATTAACACAGTTGTTACCTCAGTTACTTCCAGTAGCTTTGAATGCTATCTTGACTTTAATCAATGGATTGATGGCCAATATTCCTCAACTATTAAATGGTGCCGTTCAAATTATTCAAGCTTTGTGTAATTTTATTGTGCAAAATCTGCCAATGATCTTACAAGCAGCAGTTCAGATTATCCAAGCTTTAGTTAGCGGTATAGTACAGAATCTACCTAATATCATTTCAAGTGGTATTCAAATTATCATGTCATTGGTAGCAACTATCATTCAAATGT